AGTTTGCAAAAGAACTCCTCGATGAAGCACGCTCAGAAAGAGACGAATTAAGGACTACTATAAAAGCTTTAGAGGGCGTAGTCGAAACAAAGAAAGAAGTTATAGGTCGTCTCTACGCTTTAGCGGAAGAGAAAGACAGTCGAATAGAAGAATTAGAAGCCAGACAAGTTCAAATTGCAAACAAATTAGAATTAGGTCAAAGAATAACACTTCAGGATGTGTTTGGCGATAAAGTTCCGAAAGGCTTTAGCTTTTTAAATGACGAAACACCATAGAAAGGGTGTATGATGGTTTGGCGTAATTGCGTAGCAAGTATTACATTAGCGAGAGAGATTAACGAGCGGTGGCCTAAGAGGGATAAAGCTTCAGACGGAACCATTGGCGATGCCGCTCATGCCTCTCGTAATAGCGATCATAACCCATGGGTTAAAGATCAAAATGGAGTCGGAGTTGTTCGCGCTAGAGACATCGATGAGGATTTAGATGGCGACCCTAAAGATAGTGGCGCTGACGCTAAAGCCTTATTCGATCGTCTTCTCTCTTTAGGTAAAGTCGGGGACGCTCGTCTTAAGGATGGTTATTTGATCTACGAAGGTAAGATCTATAGCCGAAAGAACAATTGGTCCCCGAGGGATTATAGTGGCTTAAACGCGCATAAGAAACATATTCATGTTTCGTTTTCTAAAGACCCAAGGGGGTATGATTCAAATGCGGGTTGGGGGCTACTCTTACCCACCGTAAAGCGTGAATCATATTCAGTTGGCGATACAGGTAATAACATTAAACTTCTGCAGGCGCTATTGAACATTCTTTCGCCCTATCGCATAAATTCTGCTGGTAAAACACCGGGTGGTAGGATAAAAGAAGATGGCGTATTTAGCTCTAAAACAAGAGAAGCCGTAGCTGAGTTCCAAAGATTCCTAGTTGTGATGTGGCGGCTTAGCGGCTCGAAGGGTGCTTCGCCAAAGGTGGATGGTATAGCTGGTCCACAAACATTATCTTCCATTATGTTTTGGATTCCTGTGGCCCAACAGAACAATAAGAAGTGATCGAACCCGATCTTATATTCTAAGAAAGGAGGATAGCTATGAGCCGGCCTGAGAGAAAATTTAGAGCCACCACACCAGAAGCTAGAGAAGACGAACTCATATCCTTAGCTTATGATTTGGCAGAACGCCAATTAAGAGAAGGCAGCGCGTCGGCACAAGTTATCACTCAGTTTCTTAAGATGGGCACCGAGCGAGAGCGTCTAGAACGTGATAGGGTTCGTCAAGATAATCTGTTGATTCAAACTAAGATTAATTCTATGGAATCAGCACAGCGAGTTGAGACCCTTATCGATGACGCATTAGCGGCAATGCGAAGGTATAGCGGCAGCGAGGACGAGGATGATTATAATGAGTACGAGTATTAAAACATATTCGGAACTTTCCTCATTATCTTCGTTTGATGATCGATTTGATTATCTATATTTAGGTAATGGCGTTGGTGAAGATACGTTCGGAAGTAAACGATATTTGAATCAAAAGTTTTATACGTCTCGCGAATGGAAAGATGTTCGACGATTTGTCGCTCTTCGAGATGACGGTTGTGACTTAGGTGTTGTCGGTTATGATATTCCAACATTCGGCATAGTCCATCATATCAACCCGATGACCACTGATGATATCATAAATCGAGAAAGTTGGATTTTAGACCCAGAGTATTTGGTCTTAACCACGCATAAAACTCATAATGAATTACATTTCGGCGGACGAAGCAGATTAATACCAGTAGTATTAGAACGACAACCAAACGATACGTTACTTTGGTAAAGGAGGTATACCTATGGAACAAAGCGTATTAATTAGTGTAAATGAAATGTTAGGGTTAGTAATGCCGGACAACGGTATGGATTTAGATGTGTTAACCGCTATAAACACATCAATCAATGTTGTTTATCAATTAGGCGCGATTCCGGCGCCGATTGAAATCACAAACGAATCCGTTGTTTGGAGCGATCTCAACGTGCAAAGCGATCTCCTGACATTAGTTAAATCATACATCTTCTTAAAGACGCAGAATCTGTGGGATCCTCCACAAACTAGCTTTCTGATCTCACTTAAGAAAGAGCAACTAAGTGAATTGGAATGGCGGATCAAAGAGTTTAGAGAGGTCTATCAAAATGGAGCATAGCGACTTAGATGACGTTGCCGAAGTCTGGCAAAAAGCAAACCCTAATGATGGTTTAACTGTACCATATGAAACGTACCACTTAGACACCGTAAGAGCAGAGAAAGCTCTTACCTCTAAGGATGATATTTTAACTAAGAGATTTGGTATGCCTATGGAGCATAGCGACTTAGATGAGTTAATACATTATGGTGTATTAGGAATGAAATGGGGCCGTCGAAAAGACCGAAAAGGTCGAATGACTCTAGAAGAGAGAGCGATAGCCGAACGTGAGCGGTATGAACTAGAATCCTCTGAGGACCATATTATGTCGAGGAAGGTTCGTAATAAAAAAGTCCACGAGCTTTCGAATTATGAAATAGAAGCCTTAAATCAAAGGTTGAAGTTAGAAGCAGAGTGGAAGAAGTACAACCCATCACCGAGCGATATCAGACGACAGCGAGCTGATAAGGTTTTAGCAACAACTCAAAAGATTGAGAAAGCATATAAGTTTTATAACTCAGATGCGGGTGTTATGTTAACCAACATGGGGTTGAGGTATATGGGGCGTCCCGCTCGTCCATTTAAAGGCGATGAGAAAACAGAGAAGGCTATTGATAAAGCTGTTAGAAAACAGATCGAAGAGCATCTCAGCAGACTTAACTAAAAGGTTGTGCAGATGGAGGCTAAATTATCAAACATAGCAACACCTAAATATTATGAGATATTTCGTCAATCTGTAATAAACGGCGAGGTGCCGGTCAATAAAGAAATCTCATTAGAGATGAATCGCATCGATAACTTAATCGCTAATCCAAAATATTATTATGATGGGAACGCGGTTGAGGGATTTTTAGCGTTCTGCGAAACGGAGTTAACTCTTACCGATGGCGGCGATTTAACCGTTTTGCCTATATTTAAAGTTTGGGCTGAACAATTATTCGGTTGGTATTATTACACAGAACGTCTGGTTTATAAACCTGGCGACAACGGTGAGCCTGGCTCATATGTTAATAAAACTATTAAAAAACGCTTAACGACAAAACAGTATTTAATAGTCGCACGTGGCGCCGCCAAGTCAATGTATGCCGAAATGATTCAAGCTTACTTTTTAATTGTAGACACATCGACGACCCATCAGATAACTACAGCCCCAACTATGAAACAGGCCGACGAAGTGATGTCGCCGTTTAGAACCGCCATTGCTAGATCCAGAGGACCTCTCTTTAAGTTCTTAACCGAGGGAAGCGTTAGAAACACATCAGGTTCATCCGCTTTGAGGCAGAAATTAGTGCCGACTAAAAAGGGTATAGAAAACTTTCTAACAGCATCTTTGTTAGAAGTAAGACCTATGTCTATCAATAAACTCCAAGGTTTAAGACCGAAAGTGTCCACGGTTGATGAATGGTTATCAGGAGACATTCGAGAAGATGTTGTTGGCGCGATAGAACAGGGCGCATCGAAACTTAACGACTACCTTATAGTTGCTATAAGCTCCGAAGGTACTATTCGAAACGGCAGCGGCGACACAATCAAAATGGAGTTAGCTTCGATTCTAAAAGGCGAATTCATCGCTGACCACATCTCCATATGGCATTATAAATTAGATGATGTTGCTGAAGTGGCGACCCCAGAAGTCTGGCCAAAAGCAAATCCTAATATTGGTTTAACTGTATCATATGAGACGTACCACTTAGACGTCGAAAGGGCTGAGAAAGCTCCCGCCACTAGGAATGATATTCTAGCTAAGAGATTTGGTATACCTATGGAGGGTTATACATATTTCTTTACATATGACGAAACGATTCCTCATCCAAGAAGAGAGTTTTGGTCTATGCCTTGTGCGTTAGGCGCCGACCTTTCGAAGGGCGATGATTTCTGTGCTTTCACTTTCCTGTTCCCGCTTCCTAGAAGCGAATTCGGAGTAAAGACAAGAAGCTATATTACAGAGCTAACGCTTCTGAAACTACCCGGGGCTATGCGTATAAAGTATGAGGAGTTTATTAACGAGGGTACTTTAATCATTATGCCGGGGAATATTCTCAACATGATGGAAGTATACGAAGACATAGATAACTATATTGTCTCTAATGAGGTAGACGTTAGGGCGTTTGGGTATGACCCGTATAACGCTAAAAATTTCGTTGAGCGATGGATTCTAGAAAACGGAGCTTTTGGTGTCGAGAAGGTTATCCAAGGCGCTAAGACGGAGTCGGTACCATTAGGTAAACTTAAAATCCTATCCGAAGAACGCGCTTTAATATTCGATCAATCTTTAATGTCATTTGCTATGGGTAATGCTATAACGTTAGAAGATACGAATGGTAATCGAAAACTATACAAAAAAAGAGCCGATGAGAAAATCGACAATGTGGCCGCGCTTATGGATGCATACATAGCATACGAAAGAAACCCAGAGGCGTTCGATTAAACACGATGATTCCGGCGGCGAAGATGAAGTTCAGAATCACATCTTAAATCTTAGAATAACTAAACCATATAAACATTCGTTCGGGTGTTTAAAACGAAAGGAATACCATGAATAATCAAACAACCATGCGGGTTCGCATTGTTTCTGCAGATCTCGAAGCTGTATCTCCTAATGCTAATGCTAATATAGAAGCCGATATGCATCTCGACATAGAGATCAATGGTGACACCGAAACGGTCGATTTAAAAACACTACTTCAAATGATGATATATAGAGCTGACGATTTAGATAATAGAGTAGGCGTCTTGGAAGACGCAGAACTACCATAAATCAAAATGGAGGAATAATGGATTACCAGATTAACCAATATGGTAAACAAGATGATCTTCTACATTATGGTATGTTAGGTATGAAGTGGGGGGTTAGAAATGATGGCTCATATAGCAAGACTGGCGCTAGAGCAAAATCGTTTGTGAACAGAGTTTCCGCTAAAAATTCAGCCACAACATATGGCACATTAGAAAGCACACCTAAATATAGCGAAATACGAAAAGCTAAGCGTTTACGTAAAGACACATTCAAAGATTTAAAGCGAATGGATATTAAACGGTTGATGTTACCGCGAGGCGAAGAACGATCTCGGTTGGAAAATAAAATTAGAGAAATAGCCAGTGATTCGAAATTTAATGATGCTGTTGAAAAATCAAGATTAATGTCATTAGGCCAAAAAGCATTGCCGCCAGGTTTACTGCCTATCGGTCTTGGTCCTACAGCAGCGGCTTATAATTATGTATCGACAGCTAAACGTGATATGAACAGAAACCAAGACCGAGGTCTCAAGCGGCATTACCAAAACATCTAAACGAAGGGTACGTGAATTATGGGAATTTTTAAAGATTTTAAAAACGTATGGAACGCGTTTAGAGATTCCGCATCATCCACTACCCGATCGAACGAGCCTTATTATTCGGGATCTAACTGGGGGAGCAGACCAGATAGGGCAACGCCATCATCCTCAAACGAACGCTCCATTATAACATCCATATTCACAAGAATCAGCATAGATGTAGCTACGGTTGAGATAAAACATGTTCAGTTAGATGATAAAGGCCGATATTCAAAAGAGATAGATAGTGGTTTAAATAGATGCTTGAATTTCGAGCCTAATTTAGATCAGACCCCTAGAGCGTTAAGACAAGACATAGCGTCTAAAATGCTCGATAGTGGAGAAGTTGCTATTGTTCCGGTTGATGTCATAAGGGATAATAAAAACGGGACCAACGATATCCTTTCGCTTAGGGTCGGAGTTATAACACAGTGGTTTCCGAATCACGTCCGTGTTAATCTCTACAATGAAGAAAGCGGTCGGCGTGAAGATGTTACATTAGATAAAAAGTTTGTGGCTATTCCTGAGAATCCTTTATATAATGTCACTAATGGTCGAAATTCTACCCTCCAGAGACTTATACGGAAATTGAATCTGCTTGATGCTATAGACGAACAGTCTGGTTCTGGTAAATTAGACGTTATTATTCAGGTTCCTTACACCATTCGCTCTGAGTCACAAACGGTTAGGGCAGAGCAACGTCGAAAGAGCATCGAAGATCAACTAAAAGGGAGTCAGTATGGTATTGCATATTCTGACGCCACCGAAAAGATTGTTCAACTAAATCGTCCCGTTGAAAATAATCTTCTATCTCAAATCGATTTTCTCACCAAACTGCTGTATAGTCAATTAGGGATAACCGAAAGTGTAATGGATGGCACTGCCGACGAACACACAATGATCAATTATTTCAACAGAACAGTTGAGCCAATGGTTGATGCTATTGTGGAGTCTATTCAAAAATCGTTTCTTGGACGATTAGGATGGGACAAACAAGAGCGGATCCAATATTATAGAGATCCTTTCAGATTAGTTTCTGTTTCGTCTATGGCTGAAATTGCGGATAAATTTACTCGTAATGAAATATTATCAGCCAACGAAATCAGGGGGTATATGGGTATAGCTCCTGCGGGAGATCCGAACGCCGATGTGTTAAAGAATGCCAACATGCCGGCAGATGCTAGAGGTGGGGATATTCAAAACTCGATGGGTGACGATGAGGTGACCGCTATATTAGATGAGTTGGATGCTACTATAGATGATATATTTACATCGTTGGAGGAGTAATGCCTAACGCTAGTGATTATGATCCGGTAAAAGCACATGAATATTATATGCGTACACGAAAATTAAAAGGTAGACAGTCGGCAGCGCAAACACCAACCATTAATAAATCTCGTTCTAGCAGCCTAACGATATCATCTAATAATAAATCGACACAAACCAACAAAAAGGCTCAACCACAAAAGATATCGTCTGTTAATGCTAAAAAAGTAGCAGAGCTTAAAGTTCGGTTAGAAAAACTTAGAGCGGAACTTAAAGAGCTTAAGGCGAAAATCAAAGCAGCCAAAGCTGGTTTATCAAAAGAAGCAAAAGCTAGCTTAGAGGCCGGTAGTGGTAAAACCACCGGCCCTAGGCGAAAAAGAACAGAAGCTGAAAAATTAACGGCCGCTGAAAAAAGAAAAGCCGCTAAGGCTAGCAAAGAATGGTATGAGAAAAACAAACAAGAAGAAGCATTAGTCGAACAAATCAAAGACGCAGAAAAAGCTATTAGTAACGCTAAAGAAAAACTAAAAGCCATCCTCGATGCTCGGCGGCGTTAATGTTTGTAGTTATAAAAAGAACAAGTGACCGAAGAACGTCACCTAAAGTTAAAGGTACACCGAAAGGGTAATCAAAATGGAAGAGGCAGATTTCAGTGGGTGGGCTACAAAAGCCAACCTACTCTGTAAAGACGGCAGAACTATTATGCCTGGGGCCTTCAAGGGACAGGACAAGCAGCGTATTCCGTTAGTGTGGATGCACGGGCACGACAAGCCAGAGAACGTTCTTGGTCACGCTGTTTTAGAAGAGCGCCCAGAGGGTGTTTATGCGTATTGTTATTTCAATAATACTCCGTCAGCACAACACATGAAGGCTAGCGTTCAGCATGAAGATGTGAATCAACTTTCGATTTGGGCCAACGAGCTCATTCAAAGGGGAACACAAGTTATTCATGGACGAATCAAAGAAGTTAGTTTGGTTTTAGCTGGAGCTAATCCTGGAGCTAACATAGAGCAAGTAACAATCGCGCACAGCGATGGTTTCCAAGAAATTAGCGAAAGTGACGGTATTCTTTATACCGGAGAACATCTTGAGCATTCGGGATCTCACGATGATGAGTATGAGTATATTTCTCATGAAGACGTCGAAGACGACGAAGACGAGACTTTAGAAGAAGTTCTCGACTCAATGTCGGAGAAACAGAAAGAAGCTCTATATTTCGTTGTGGGTTCTGCTATTAAATCCACCGAAGAAGAATTAAAAGTAAAAGAAACCGTAAAACATTCAGATATCGATCAATCGCATACTGATACACAAGCCGAGAAAGGCGCACAAACTATGTTTAAGGATATTGAACACCAAAACGTGTTCGACAAGACCGATACTCAGGCTCAGACGGGACATGTCCTTTCGCACGCCGATAAGAAGGGTATTTTCGCAGACGCTATGCGGACAGGGTCGATGCAGGAAGCAGTTAAGAATTTCTGTCTTTCACACGGCATCGAGCAGATCGATATTCTGTTCCCCGAGGCTCAGAGCGTAAATGGCGATGTGCCTGAGTTCCTGAAGCGTCGTACCGAATGGGTGCAGAGCTTCATGAGTCAGACTACCAAAACCCCATTTTCTAGAATCAAGAACCTTTGGGCTGATTTAACCGAGTCTGAAGCCCGGGCTAAGGGTTATATTACTGCTTCCCTTAAGAAGGAAGAATTCTTCAATGTAGCTAAGCGAGTCACCACTCCCACCACTGTGTATAAGAAGCAGAAGCTTGATCGCGATGACGTTGTCGATATTACCGACTTCGATGTTGTCGCTTGGTTGAAGCTTGAGATGCGCGTTATGCTCGATGAGGAGATTGCAAGGGCCGCGCTCATTGGCGATGGACGCGACGTGACTTCGCCTGATAAGATCAATGAGGCTTGTATTCGTCCGGTGACTGGCGAGCATGAGTTGTTCGTGACCCACATCAACGTGAATCTTGATGACAGTGGCTCCTCGATCAACGAATTCATTGACGCAGCTGTTTCGGCTAGGGCTAAGTATCGTGGTACGGGCATTCCAACCATGTACACCACCGAGTCGGTTATTTCTGCTTTCTTACTCTTAAAAGATGGTCTCGGACGAGATCTCTATCGCTCAGTGGATGAGGTCGCTCAGAAGCTTCGTGTTCGTGAGATTGTGCCGGTTGAGGCCATGGAGGACGCTAGCGACGTTATCGCCGTTATGCTTAACCCTATTGACTATACCTTTGGTGCAAACAAAGGCGGAGAGGTAACTCTCTTCGATCAGTTCGACATCGACTTCAACCAAGAGAAGTACCTCATCGAAACCCGTTGCTGCGGTGCTCTTGTTAAGCTTAAGTCAGCATTGGTCTTCAACAAGGTTGCTGGCGCATCGGTGTTGCTGGTTCCTCAGGCGCCCGCGTTTGACGCAGAAGAGAATGAAGTAACCATCCCGAACCAAACCCATGTGAAGTTCTACAATAAGGACACTGAGGTTGAGATCACGAATACCGTAGTGAGTCTCGCTCCGAACCAGGTCCTGCGGGTTACTGCTGTCGCTCAGTCCGGCTACTACTTCGCAACCAGCGATGAGAACGAGTGGTCGTTCCGTGGCGTAGCTTCCTAAGTAGCTAAATGAGATGGCTAGATTTAAAGGTGTTGTAGGGTTCAGTGTTCCCGAAGAGATATCACCTGGCGTATGGGACTATTCGGTCACCGAGCGTGTCTATAAAGGTGATATTTTAAAAAACAATCACTCATATTCTATGGGTGAGAATGTGTTAGGGGACCCGTCACGAACTACTACTATAAGTATAGTTGCTGATAAATTCGCCATCGGTCATTTTCGTTCAATCACACATATTAAGTTAGACGGGGTGTCATTAATCGTAACCAACGTTGAGGTTAATACACCTCGTCTAACTTTAGTGATTGGAGGTGAGTACAATGGCCCCACGAATTGAACTTCAATCATTACTAGAAACCATTCTAGGGTCTAAGTCGGTATATTTTCAACCAAAACCAGATTTTAGAATGTCGTATCCTTGTATACGATACTCTTTAGCGACAGCGGATAAACTAAATGCGAATAACGATCCTTATTCAATTCAGAAAGCATATTCTGTTATTGTTCTAGATCGTAACCCAGATAGTGATATTCCGAATCGCATTTTAAATCTAAGAATGTGTACTCTAGAGCAGGTTTACGTCGTAAATGGCTTAAACCATTTCGTTTTTAATTTATATTTCTAAGCTTAAAAGGAGCAAGAAAACATGACACAGCTTGTGTGGGATCAGGTCGGCTCACGGTTTTACGAAACCGGCGTTGACCGAGGGGTCCTTTATATTCCAGATAATAACGGCGTATATGTGACTGGCGTGGCCTGGAATGGCTTAACTAGCATTTCAGAATCACCATCTGGCGCAGAACCAACTGCTCAGTATGCCGATAATATTAAGTATTTGAACTTGACTTCAGCCGAAGAGTTCGCCGCAACCCTAGAGGCGTACACTTATCCGGTTGAATTCCAGCCGTTCGACGGTCTTGGCGTTCCAACGCCAGGCGTCGCCGTCGGTCAGCAGGCGCGAAAGAGCTTCGGCCTTTCGTATCGTACGCTTAAGGGTAATGATCTTGAGGGCCAGGATTATGGCTATAAGATTCACTTGGCTTACGGTTTAACTGCTGCTCCAAGCGAAAAAGCATTCGCTACCGTTAATGATTCACCTGAAGCCATTACCTTCAGCTGGTCGCTAAGCAGCAACCCTGTCCCCGTGCCGGGTTATAAACCAACCGCCATCATGACTATCGATTCGACTCAGGTTAACGCAACTAAGTTGACTCAATTAGAAACGATTCTTTATGGCGCTACAGGTGTAGATCCGGTGCTTCCGACTCCTGGGTTTGTAATCACCCACTTCAGCGGAAGCGTTGTTACGGTTGTTCCGACACAGCCGTCTTTCGACACCGGGACCGATACGATCACTATTCCCGCCGTAACTGGTGTGACTTACCGCATTGGTGGGTCTCCGGTCGCAGCAGGTCCTGTGGTCATCACCGAAGACACTATTGTCACAGCAACGCCTAACAGCGGTTATGTATTCGCCGACAACGTAGACGACGATTGGCTCTACGAAGTATAAAAGATTTCGCCAGCATCCCCAAATAAAGTTGGCGAAGCGATAGAAGGAGACTAGAGAATGCTTTTAATTCACATAGGGGACCATGAGGTCTACGATGAAGAAACCTGCACCTTTTCGGTCGGGGGAAATGTTATCGATTTAGAGTTTGAGCACTCTCTAGTCTCCCTATCAAAATGGGAGTCAAAATACAACATTCCGTTCTTGGGGGATATTGAAAAAACAACCGAACAAGTTAGATATTATCTTTGGTGTATGATAACCAACGAAGACGTGCCAGTGGATATTATTGATCGCTTAACTAGAGAAGACATATCTAGGATTCAATCATACATAGATGAGACAATGTCGGCGACTACATTTAATGACCGTCATGGCATAGGTAAACCAGGAACACGTAAAGAAATCGTAACATCAGAGCTGATATATTATTGGATGGTCGGGTTTAGAATCCCATTCGAATGTCAATATTGGCATTTAAACCGTTTAATGGCGCTTATTCGTATATGCAACATAAAACAAGAGAACCCAAAGAAGCGATCAGGCAGAGACATCGCTCAAGAGTACAGAGATCTTAACGCTCAACGAAGAGCAAGTATGAATACCACTGGATAGTAAAGGAGCGAAATGGCTAAACTAATTTGGGATGCTGTGGGTGATCGCTCCTTTCGAAGCGGTCTCGATCACGGTGTTTTATATTTAAAAGATAGTTACGGTGTTCCTTGGAACGGCTTAACCGAAATAAAAACATCAACTAACAATAGTATAACATCGGTGTATTATGATGGAATTAAAGTCAATCATGTA